GCAGATCTGCCGGTTCTCAAGGCGCGGGAAAAATCCGCAGGACTCGCACATTTCGAGGTCCGCGTCGTCATGCGGCTGCGCATCGGTCGGCGCGAACTGCGGGCGGGCGTGCTTCTCTCGGGATCGCTTGCTCATGGTGTCTCTCGGGCGGGTGTCGCGTTGCGCCCGGTCATGCCGGGCGCGTCCTTCTCTTTACTTCGCGCGGCGCACGTATTTGCGCTTGGCGGTTGCCGGCGCAGCGGATTGGGCTTCGGGCTTGGTGTCCTTCACCGGGGCTGCTGCGGGCTTTTTCGCTGCATTAGCGGGGGCCTTCTTCGCTGCGGCCTGCTTGCTCGCGGTCGCCGCGACCTCTGCGAGCGCTTTCTGCGCTTCGGGCGGCAGTTCCGGCTTCTTGAGAACGATCAGCGGGCCTTGCGGAGTTGCCTCGGTGTGAATGTTCCGGCCGTCGATCTTCACGCGCTTCGACGCGAGTTCAGCCTGAATTTCCGCACTCAACTGCCCGGCCATCACCGACTCGAGCGCATGGAGCTTCTCGATTGCCTCACCGAAGGAACGCGCCTGATGCGACAGGATCGCTTTGGCCTGCTGCGCGCATGTCAGAAAGCCTGCTGCGTACGCGGTGTTCGTCTTGCGGATGGCGATCTTTTCGACGCCCGGCGCGACCGCCTGTGCGACGTCCAACTTTGCGGGGACTTTGCGCGGTGCGCGTGCCGGTGCGGCTTTGGTTACTGCCTTCTTCACTGAGTTCTCCGGGGAGTGGGTTACTTGGGTTCGTGCTTGCTGCAGCAGCCTGTCAGCAGCACTGAGAATCCGCCGATACCGCAGCGGGGATTGGTGCGCGTTTGGAACGATTCGTACTGGTTCCACGGGCGCGTGCCGGTGGCGTACTTGATGTCGAACTGCACCAGCTTGCAGTCGCGGCAGGTTGGAGCCTTGCCCCTGTACCCCTGCTCGGCGCGCGCCTGCGCGAATCCATCGAACAGTTCGTTCTGCGGTGCCTGCTGCTGCGTGGTTGCTGTCATCGTCGGTCGCCTTGATAAATCTGCGTTTCGCGCTGAATTATTGGCGGTTTGCGTGAGTTCCGCAAGCGTTTTTCTGCTTCGCGTGCAGATTTTGTTCATGAGGTCGTGACGCCACCATGTCTGCAAACATTGGGGGTGTTATGTCTGATTCAGTCACGTCGGTCGCTTTCGACGCTTCGGCGCCGGAAGGTGAGCGCGTCGACGCGCTGGCGAGCCTGCAGCGCGAATACATGCCGACCGCGTCGGATCTGCTGCCGCCGGTCGAGTTGCGTGGGTTCATCGAGGAGGCGACTGAGCAGTTCGCCGTCGAGCCGATGCTTAAGGCCATCGCCGACAACGGAGCGCCTTTCCCGTCGCGGACGGCGCAGCAGAAGCAGCGCGGCATGCAGTCCGTTTTTCTGGATGAGTGGCAGATCAACGTGGCTGGCGACTATTGGGAGCGGCCGACGTCGCTTACCTTCGACGCGTTGCGATCGATGGTTCGCCAGACTCCGATCCTGAACGCTGTCGTGATGACGCGCGTGCGGCAGGTTCAGCGCTTCTGTCGCATCTCGGAAAAAGGCATTGACGCACCCGGCTTCGAAGTGCGGCACGTCGATCGCAAGCACCAGCTCACAAAATCCGAGCAGGAGTCGATCGGCCTGTTGAACAAGTTCATGCTCAACAACGGCTGGGAGTTCAAGCCGCGGCTTCGGAAGTCGCTGCACCGTGACTCGCTCTCGCAGTTCATGGCTAAAAGCGTGCGCGACTCGCTCGTGCTTGACTCGGCCCCTATCGAAACGGAATGGAAGCGCAACAAGAAGCTCGGCATCGACGGCTTCTATGCGGTGGACGGCGCGACTATTCGCATGTGCACGGAGAGCGGGTTCCAGCGTCACCAGGACGTGTTTGCGGTCCAGCTGGTGGACGGGCGGATCACGTCCGCCTATACGCATGACGATCTGATCTACGAGCCCCGCAATCCGGTCACGGACGTCAACGCGGCGGGCTACGGCCTCTCTGAAACGGAGTTGCTGATCCGCATCGTGACCGGCTTCATTAACGCGCTCACGTACAACATTCGCGGCTTCGACTCGAACCAGATCCCGAAGGGGCTGTTGCACCTGTCGGGCGGCTACGACGACAAGGATCTGAAGGCGTTCAAGCGCTACTGGAATTCGATGGTCAAGGGCGTAAATAACGCCTGGTCGCTCCCTGTAATGGTCAGCAAGGACCAGGAGTCGAAGGCCGCGTTCGAGAAGTTCGGCGTCGAATTCAACGAAATGTACTTCGCGAAGTGGATGACGTTCCTGACGTCGATCATCTGCGCGCTGTACGGCATGTCGCCGGCTGAAATCAACTTCGACGCATTCTCGGGCGGCACCGCGTCGCCGCTATCGGGCTCTGACACCGCCGAAAAGCTGGCCGCGTCGAAAGACTCGGGTCTGCGTCCGCTGCTGGCGCACTACGAAAACGTGTTCAGCGACTTCCTCGTTGCGGAGTACTCGTCCGATCTGGTGTTCCGGTGGACTGGCCTCGATCCGGAGGACGCGGACAAGCGGCAGGAAATGCGAAAGACCGTGCTCACGGTGAACGAGATTCGCGCAGAGGAAGGCCACGACGCGATGCCAGGCCCGCTCGGCGACGCGCCGGTGAACCCGGCTCTGATCCAGCCGTGGATGCAGATCAACGGCCTTGGCCAGCCGCAGGACGGCGGAGAGGGCGGAGAGGGCGGAGAGGGCGGAGATGGCGACGGCGCGGCGCCCGGCGCTGGTCCGGATGCACAGGCTGGCGAGGCGGGGCAGGCGGACGGCGATGCGGCCGATTCCGGCGCGGCCGACGCCGCCGGTGGCCCCGACTTCGGCGAGCCGCCAGCGGAGGATTTCGGTAAGTCGCTGGCGTTCAACCTGCCGCCCATTTATTCAACGGAGGATCTGCTCGCATGACCACGCCCATTTTCATCAAGGCAATTTCGCCAGCAAAGCCGAAGGCCAAACCGGCAGTCAAACACGACGATGTCGCATCGACTGCCGCGTCTGGCAAGTTCGCGGGGCTGCTCGCGATCCTCGCGGATCACAACCCGAAGAACAAGTTCGGGCCCGAGAAGGTCAAGCCCGGGCACGCGGTCACATTCAAGGCTGGCACGTTCGCTGGTGGCGGCAAGGTTACCGCTGCTGGCAAGCACGGCGTTACCGTGGAGGACGACGACGCTCGGGCCCACTCGGTGCACTGGCATGAGATCACCGGCCACGTCGGAGACGAGGACGAAGAAGGCGACAAGGACGGGAAGCCCAAGGGCAATGCAAAAAAATAACGTGTTCGTCAATCTCGGCGCGCTCTCCTGCGGCTGCACGGACGAAGTACTTGGCACGCTCGCGAAGGCGCTGTCGGGCGAGGATGGGCTGGGGCACGACATCTGGTCGGAGCACTACAGTCCGTTCGTCCAGTCGCTGATCGAGCTTTTCTCGTCGCGCGGCCTGCTGATGCTCGACAAGGTAAAGGACGAGCTCAACGCATGGACAGCGGGCAAGCGTTACGTGCCCGCCGGCATTGGCGTGACCGGCAAGCCGACGGGCAATCCTGCGCGCCTAGACGCTAACGAGTTGGCGCTGGTCCGGATCTATCTCGAGAACATTCCGCCGGCGCAGTTCTCCGCCCGTGATTGGGGTCTGCTGGTCGATTACCTCGTCAGCCGCTATATGCCGTACGACACGCTGCAAAGCGAGGCCGAATGGCTGGCCGTCAGGTCGGTGTTTATGGGGAAGGTGCAGGCGAACATCGCGAGCGTCACGAAGGAGCGGGCCGACGGCATCGTCGCGGCGCTGCCCACGACGATGAAAGCCGCGACGAGCAGCTTCAACCCCTCAAGCGCCATTAAGTTCGTGCTCGAGTACGGCCACGCTCGATGTGCCGACAACATCCAGGCTGTCTCGGATGCCACGCGGCACCGCCTGAAGCGCGTCATCATGGCGCACGAAGAACAGCGCCTGCTCGGCGACCGGCCGCCTACACACTCGCTGCAAACCCAACTCTTTGACGAGTTCGCGGCGCTCAATCGTGACTGGCGTCGCATCGCGCTTACCGAAGTCGGCGACAACGCTGGCAATGGCCTGATAGCGTCGCTGAAGCCCGGCACGCGCGTGCGGCGCATCGAGCAGTACAACGGCGCTTGCGCTTTCTGCCGCAAGATCAACGGCGCCGTGCTCACGGTCGTGGACCCCAACAAGAAGGACAAGAACTGGGACACGGAAGTGTGGGTCGGGAAATCTAATGTGGGTCGCTCTGGCGCGAAGCGTAAGCGCGTGGACGACGACCTTGTCGAGCGCTCGGACGCCGAGCTATGGAAGATCGCCGCGGGCACGATACACCCGCATTGCCGCGGGTCGTGGATTGTCCTCGAGGACGCAAAGCCCGACGACGATCCGGCCTTTGCGACATGGCTTGACGCGCACTTCGCCAAGCACCGCCGAACGCCCGAAGAAATCGCCGCCACGCTCCGTGCGCGCGCCAGTTCCCCTGCCTGAAGTCGTGACGCCGTAATGGCGGCATGCACTCGTTCAGCGTCACGCAGCTTCATCTGGCGGCCTATATCAAAGCGAACGGCGCGACCTTCACTGGTTGCGTCGACCGCTCATTCCATTTCACGTCTGATCGGCCGCTCGCGGATTGGCGCGTGGCCCATTCGAATTCGTGTTGTCGGCGCGTCGATAGCGAACTGATCGAGCTACGGAAATTTTTGAAAGAGACGAGCCCCGTCGAAAAGTCGTGACGCGAGCATCTCATTCATGAACCACAGCAACGTTTCCGATCAGGCAATCCTCGACGCGGCCCCGAGCTTTCTAAGCATCGGGGAAATGCTCAAGGCCACGCCCGCGACAGAGGGCGATAAGCGCTTTGTCTACATGGAAGCGTCGAACGAGACGCGCGACCTTCAGAACGAAGTCACGTTGCAGAAAGCGCTCGCCGAGTCGGCTGAGTACTACCTGAAGTTCGGGAACGTCGACCTCGAGCATTTCACGATTCTCGGTCGTCCGAATCCGGACCTCGGTCGCAAGGGCTTTCCCGATTACGAGGATTACGAAATCGGGCGCCCGGTGGACGTGCGTTTCGACGGCTCGCGCACGTTCGTGAAAGCACAGATCAACCAGGGCTCGAGCGAGTTCTTTGGCAAGGCTAACCGCTTTTGGGCGTCGATCACTGAACTGGATCCGCCCAAGGAGTGGTACCCGAGCGTTGGCGGTGCAGTGCTTGAGAAGTCTATCGGGGTGGATGCCGAAACGGGCGAGCGCTACGCGGTGATTTCGAAGGTCCGCTGGTCGAACATCGGCATGAGTCTCACGCCCGTGAATGCCGAACTGACGGGCTGCTCGACGGTTCCGTTTGGCGTGCTCGCGAAGTGCCTGCGCCCCGACGGCATCGACCTGCGCAAGTCGCTGACAGTCGGTTACGGCACGGACTCAGCAACGCTCACCGGCGGCGACGCGCTGCGTATGCAGTCTCTCGCCGGTGGCAAACGGATGCCGTACCGCCAGTTCCGCGACGAACTGGCGCATGCAGTCGGGGCGGGTGGATTCAACCCGTCCGACAAAGAGGAATTGGTGCGGGAGGCCGCTTCGCGTTTCGGTCTTTCGAACGCCGACGCTGCGCAATACGTGGAGCGGTTTTTGGACGATCTTAAACGCGGCATTTAGGAGCTTGTATGGACTTTGCAACACTGCGCGCGCAAATCGCGAACGCACAGGCCGGCGCCGAGGTGCTGGCTAAGTCGCTGTCGGCATCGCCGAGCGAAACCCTCGACAACAAGACGATTGCGGCTGCGGCTGCCGATGGCGCTGCCGCTGGCGGCGCAACGGGCACGACCGACGCGGATCCGAACGCCGAAGGCGAGGACAAGGAGAACGGCGATGGAGAGGTGCTCGCCAAGTCGTTCGCGCTGACTCTCGATGACGGCTCTGTCCTCGAGGCAGTGGACGGCACGGAAATGCTGAAGTCTTTCGCGGCCCAGCTGAACGCCGAAAAGGAAGGCCGCGCAGCCGACAACGGCGAGTTCATGAAGGCGATGGGCGCTACGCTCGGCGTCGTCGGCCAACTCACCGCAACGCTTCAGGAGCAGGGCACCGCACTGGCAAACGCTAACAAGCAACTCGCCGAGCTCAAGTCGCAAGGCGAGACGCTGGCGAAGTCGCTGGCCGCTGTCAGCAACGAAGGGCGCGGTCGTCGCAGCGTGGACGTGACCGTGCACAACAAGGCATCGGATGCCGGTCAATCGACCGAGAAGCCGCGCCCCGCTGAAATTCTCGCCAAGGCCATGACCGCACTCAGCGCGAAGGCGATCACCGGCGTGGAAGCATCGAAGATCGAATCGGCCTTGAACGCTGGCTTGATGCCGGAGCAGGCGCTGCTCGACCGAATTTTCACCAAGTAAGCAGCACACCAACGGTACTTTCTGGAGGTTTTACCCCGATATGGACTTTCAACACAGCACTTCCGGCATGTCCACCGCTGGTGCGATGGGCCTGAACGAACTGGACGAGTTGCGCAAGTCGCTCGAAGCCGGTTACGAGTCGGACGTCGACGGCATGACCGGCGGCTCGGCCCTGCGTATTCAGTCGCTCGACCTGAACCTGCAAGCAACGGTGCAGGACAATCGTCACTTCGCGCTGTTCAATGCGTTGCCGAAGCCCCGCGCGACGGCTGTGCTCGATGAATGGACGGAGCAGTCGAGCATCGGTGGATTCTTCGGCAGCACGTTCAACACACAGGACGGCGCCGCGATGGAAACCAACGGGGAATACACCCGTATGGTCGGTCAGGTTAAGTACATGACCACCTATCGCAAGATCCCGATCATCATGCAGCGTCAGAACAACATCGTTGACGCGACGACGGTCGAAACGACCAACGGCACGAAGCAGCTGCTCACGGATATCGAAGTCGGTCTGTTCGAAGGCGACGATTCGGTTTTGCCGCTGTCGTTCCCCGGTATCCGCAAGCAGATCGAGAGCCTCGGTTCGAGCGATCACATCATCGATATGGCTGGCGCCCCGTTGAGCGATATCGCCCCGATCGCGCAAGCGGCCCAGGTGATCTTCGGCTTCGGCAACTTCGGCCGTGCGACGGATATCTACCTGCCGCCGAGCGTGCAGACCGACCTGAACATGGATCTGGATCCGGCATTCCGCGTCATCCAGAACGGTCAGGCGAGCGCGACGGTGCGCGGTACGCACGTGTCGGGCATTCAGACGACCTACGGCGAAATCGCCACGAAGAACGACGTGTTCATTCGTGACGAAAAGCTGAAGACCCCGTTCGAAATCCGCAGCGCTTTGCACCAGGCGGTCGCGGCTGCGAACGTCGGCTTCAAGCCGGCATCGATCACGATCACGCCGAACGCTGTCGACGTGAAGTCGAAGTTCCAAGCCAACCAGGGCGGCAACTTCTACTACGCCGTCACGGGTATCAACCAGAACGGCGAATCGCAGGCTGTGGTTTCGGCGCAAGCCGCGATCGTGGCGGGCGGCTCGGCATCGATCGCTATCGCCGCCTCGCCTTCGGGCACGGAAACGGGCTATGTGATTTATCGCGGTCGTCTGAACGGCACGAACCAACTCTCGGACCTCCGTGAAATGGTGCGCATCCCGAAGACTGGCGCGACGACCACGTACCTGGACACGAACTCGGAAATCCCGGGCTCGACCGCATCGTTCGTGCTGAACCTGAGCGAATCGGATCACGCGATCGCCTGGCGTCAGTACCTGCCGATGATGAAGATCCCGATGGCGGCTGTGAATTCGCCGATCCAGCCGTGGCTGCAGATGATTTGCGGCTTCCTGCGGATCACGAAGCGCAACCAGCACATCGTGATCAAGAACATCGTGCCGAACAAGGCGGTCTGGCGCGCGTTCCCGCTGGCGTAATCGGTGCCCCGGCTTAGCCGGGGAATCGTTGAGTACGGAGGCTCCTTTGGGAGCCTCTTTTCGGAGATAGAGATATGAAGATCATCTGCAAACTGCCGAACGCGGCCGAAGTCATTAACGGCATCAAGTTCGCCACGCACAAGCTGGGCATGATCTCGGAAGAGATCGAGGAAGAAGTCGCAGAGCACTTCCTGAAGATTCCGGGCTATGTGCGCGTTGGCACGCCGGCGAAGGCGACCACAACCGATTCCACCGCGAGCACCGCGGCTGCGACGGACACGGCCACGACTGCCGCTGCTCCTGCCGCGACGACTGCGGCTGACGCGAGCGCGGCGACCGCTGCCGCTGCGACGACCGAAGCCGCGAAGTAAGCGCGCTCGAGCAGCACCCCGAAAATCCGCCACCGGGCTGCCGGTCGGCGGATTTTTTTATTCGTGATCGCACACTGGCCGCATTGCATTTGCGAGGTTTGGCATGTCCACCACCATGACTTCGGCTCTGTTCCCCGATCAGGCCGCCGCCATCACCGATCTGCGCGCGTGGCTCTCTATGGGCGCCGGGCAGTACATCAATCTCTCCGCTGTGACCGACGACATGCTATGGGACAAGCTCATGGCGGCCGAGTCCGAGGCGGAGCGCTCGCTGCGCGTGTTCTTCAGTGCCACCGAGGTTGTTCCGGACGACGCGCCGGACGCAGAGATAGCCGCGCTCGAGGCGGCCAAAACCCGCTACATCACGGTCTCCAATTTCGACTACGACCCGGATCTGTTCCTTAACGACGCGTGGGGCTATATCCAGCTGGCGCACAAGCCGATTCAGGCGATCCGCTCGGTAGTCATCGCCTTCCCGACACCGTTCCTCCAAAACTATCAGGTGCCGGCCGACTGGCTGCGTCTCGACCGGAAATACGGCCAGCTTCAGTTCGTGCCGACGTCGACGGCGGCCGTCACGCCGGTCGGCGCGTACGCGGTCGCGATGTGGGGCGGATCGATCTATCCGCAGGCGGTTCAGATCCGCTACCTGTGCGGGCTGAAAAACGCGAGCGGGCAGGTGGTGACCAGTTTCGCGCCGCACTGGAACGACCTTGTCGACGTGGTTAAGCGCATGGCGATCGGCAAGCTGCTGAAAACAGCCTTTCTGCCGACGTCCGGCTCCATCTCGGCGGACGGCCTGTCGCAGTCCAACAGCTTCGATATGGCCGCGTGGCAGGACAGCATCAACGAGTCGCTGTTTGGGCCCAAGGGTTCGAACGGCGGCCTCTACGCGTCGATTCACGGCATCACGTCGATGGTGGGCTGACATGCAATTCAGTCCAGACGCGTTTAACCGGCTGCTCGGCGCGAGCGGCGTGATCGGTCAGCAGTACATGTGGTATCGCGCGGACGCGTGTCCGTGCATCGACCGCCACTCTGGCGCCGCGAACCCGGCGTGTCCGCTTTGCTTTGGCAAGGGGCGGCAGTATGCGGCCGGCGTGCAGGGCGTTGCCGCGATGGCGGGCGCGAAAACGCAGCGCGAGTGGGCGCAGTTCGGCATCTACGAGCAGGGCGACGTCGTGGTGACGATCCCCGAAGAGTCGGCGATCTATGACATTGGCCAGTATGACCGCGTGACCGCGCTCAACAGCACCGTGCGGTTTTCGGAGGTGCTTCGCCGCGGCTTGCCGAAGGAGCGCCTGCTGTTCGCGCCAGAAACGGTCACACGGCTTTTCTGGCTGTCGTCCGATGGCACGACTGTCGTGGAGGGCACGGTGCCCACTGTGGGCACTGACGGGGTTCCTGTGTGGTCTGCGGGAGGTGCTCCGCCGGCAGGGGTCGCGTACACGATCACGGGCACCAAACTCATCGAATACATGTGCTTCGGTAACTTTCCGTCAAACCGGAACATGAATCAGGGCGCCCGGCTGCCGCGCAAGGTGGTATTGCGCGACTCCGATCTGTTCCAGCGCTAGGACGAAATACCCTCGCGGCGCATCGCTTCGGCGATCGCCGCTTCTGCCACGGGCTGCAAGTGCTCGGCGACGTCCTTTGCGAGGTAAAGACCGGGCTGCGCCGGAATTACCCAGCCCTTGGACTTCTCCGACATCACCCGGAATGTCAGGTAGGAACTTCCGCCAGTGGATTCCTTCATCCGGACCATGCCCGCGTACCGGCGCTGGTTCTCCTTCGACTCGCCGGACTCCGCGAGCATCTTTCCGGTTAGGCGCTCGCCCCACTTGTAATTATTTTGCGTCACCAGGTACGTTTTCCTGGTGCCCACGTTCGACAGGTAGGGCGTCTGAATCGGCGACGGCGTCATGCCGCTGCCGGGAGACAGCAGCGTCACTTCGCCGGCCGCGCGATCGCCGGTGCCCGTTATCGCACTCGGCTTCATCTGGCTCGCAAGCGCGTAGACGCTCGGTGTCATCGCGGGAGCGTGCGCCGTGTTGCCGGGCGTGTTGTGCCGCATAGGGATCACTAAAAATCGCGTGCCGTCTTTCGTGCGCCGCACTTTGGTGCTGGTATTCAGCATCGTTTTCAGGTCACGCGGTGGCCGCCCGCTCTCGATCTCCGAGGCGTACTTGTAGCTCGCGATGACGTCGGCGCGCAGGCCATCGGCCCAATAGTCGATGCGGATCGACTGGATGTACTTCTGCTTTTCCCCGCTCCACAGCGGCGCGACGTTGATCGCGTCGATCCAGTTATGCGCGGCTTCCTGCGCGATCGCGCGCACTGCCTGGGCGAGCAGCGGATACACCTGCTGATTGAACACTTTCTGCACGTCTGAGACGTTGGGCAGCGTCAGTTTGATCGAGTAATCGGCCATCTGAATTTCTCCTTTGCCTAAGCGTGCCGTCACGAAGTCGTGACGCGAGCCTTATGGCATGGGCATTTCAATGATCATCGCGCTCCCGATCGGGAACGCACTGCGAATTTTCATCGAGCCGCCGGCGGGTGCCGAGTTGTGGCGCGTGCTGCGCACGACTGGTACTTCGTTCGCCAGCGAAAGCGACCCGAGCGCGACTGTCGTGTTTCAGGGCGACATGCGCTCGATCGTGGACGCAGATGGTCTTGCTAACGGCGTCGCTTACACCTACGGCGCGTTCTTCTACGACGGCACTCAGTGGATAGC